CGGTTCCGTTCCCACCAAGGGCCTTATAGGGCTTGTAAAGATATTCCAGATTACTGCGGTCCTCCATCGAACACCAGCCCCGGGCAAGGAAAAAGCTGCAGGCCTGATAGATCCGGTCATGCAGCAGGGCCATCATTCCTTCTTTGATTTCATCGTTCTCCTGTTTCCTCCGGAGCAGTGCCCGCCAAAGCCACGTGATCACGGCAATGATCAGAGCGAACAGCTCCTGAATCCAATACCTCAAAACAAAATCGATCAACGGTATCACCTCCCATCCGGATCAAACTCTTTCCTTTTTTCTTTCTCGTCATCTTTCTTTTTCGTCCGTTACTCGCACTCGCTTTCTGCAACGTAGAAGTAGCCACGATCGTCTGCATTGTTCTGGGAATTATCCTTCGTGTACAGGATCTGAATGGTATGCGTTCCATTGTCGGGGATCGTGTATTCGGCCTTGTAGTAAGTCGTCGATGACTGCATGCCGCTTGTCGTCAGGACACTGCTTCCACCCCTTGATACGTTCGCATCCAGAACACCCGCCATCGTATAGTCGTAGGTGTTCTCTGCATAGGACCGGATATAGACCACAAATTTGGAATAGCCAACAAGAGTGATCGTCGCGGTCGATGCGCCGTTATTGATGTGGTAGGATCCCGCGTCAGATTTATAGACGGTATTGTTATTAATCTTGGTTCCGGTATCGACCCACTGGCCGTTTCCGAGATCCACAGAATAACTTCTCGCAACGAACGTCAGGGTTGTCATTGCACTTCCGAGATTTTCTGATGTGGCTGTGATCTGAAGCGTGGAATTTGCAGCCGGGCTGCTTAAGGTCAGAACGCCGGTTGAGGCATCGATGGTGGCTCCGGTAAGCGTTCCTGCTGACCAGGTCAGCCCTGTCGCTTCCCCGGTCGTCTGATATCCGTCCTGATCGATCACCTTTAGGATGGTCTTACAGTCAAAGGTGGCTGCTGTGACATTGACCAGAACAGAATCCTGAAGGGTGATCCCGGTTGCTGCATAGACCGTGCTGTAGTGGATGGTCGCATTCGTTGCACCCCATGGTGCATTGGAGATCGCTCCCTGTGCCCACGGAACATAAATGTCACTCAGGTTGCTACAGTCCTTAAAAGAAGTGGAATCAATCCCGTTTTCCGGTGTAGAATGGAATCGAAGCTCAGTAAGGCCGGTACAGTTCTGAAGGGCATGGTCATAAACACCGTTAATGGTATCCGGTAAATACGAGAAGCTCGCCAGAACGCAGTTATAATAGGCATATCCCGCCAGCGTCTGAAGCTGTCTCGGAAGCTCCGTGAGTCGCAGGTTTTTACAGTTGTAAAAAGAGTAAATATAGATGTTCTCGAAGGTAGGCGGGAACACCACCTCCTCCAATGCCGTACAGTTATAAAAGGCATAGTTCGTCGTACATACCGAGCCGGAAGCAAACTCCACCCGTTTCAGGCTGGTGCAGTCGGAAAAGGCGTGGTTTCCCATCGCATTCGTCTCCATCGCCGGGATCCGGACCGATTCCAGTTTCGTGCAGTTGGAGAACGCATAATTCCCGATGGTCTTCACGGAGTCCGGAATCGTCAGATTGACAGACCCCGTGTTGTACATGGCGTAGGCACCGATGGATGTCACATGATCCGGGATGGCAGAAATGGCAAGGTTACTGCAATCGTTAAAGACATTCTCATTCAGCGTGGTCAGATTCTCCGGGAGAGCTGTTGCGGTAAGATTCGTGCAGTCCCGAAAAGCAGCCGCTCCTATCGAAGTGATACTGGATGGGAGGCTCGAAACGGCAAGCCTTGCGCATCCAAAGAAAGCACTGCTTCCGATCGAGACCAAACCGTCCGGAAGACTGGTTAAAGCCAGGGCGGTGCACTGATAAAAGGCACTGATTCCAATGGTCACCACACCCGAAGGGAGACTCGTGAGAGAAAGCACCGAGCACTGATAAAAGGCGCTGTCTCCAATCATGGTCACGCTGCTGGGCAGGGACTCCGGATGATATTTGCTGCAGCCATAGAAGACCCCTTCATAGATACTCTTCAATCCCGAGGGCAGGGTAAAGTCCGTCAGGCTGCTGTCATTTTGAAAAAGATAGGACGGAAGCGAGATGACGGAATCCGAAACCGTCACCTTGGTAAGCTTATTGTTGTTGGCAAAGGCGTAGTTTCCGAGGGTTCTCGCAAGCGGAAGATTCGCTTCCTGCAGGACAGGGTCGATGTTGCCGCTTCCGACAAGCCCATAGTCCTGAACGGTCACCACGGCATCTCCCTTAACCTTCAGCGCTCCAACATTCTGGAGGCTGTAGGAAGAAATGATCGTGGCATTCCCAAGATCCAGTTCCGAGAGATTTCTGGCCACCAGTCCCTCGCCAATGGCTCCGATATCCGTCGTGGAAAGATTTAAGATCGCTTCTGACATATCCTCCGGTTTATATTTCGTTGTTTTCTTATTTTTACTCCGGATCGCATCCGCGATGGCCGTAAAGATTTCTGTGAGAGATGCCATCAGTACTCCTTTCCCAGCGCGGTTTCTACGTCGTTCGGCAGATCGACTTCCTGCGTCGTTCCTTCCGAATCGGTGAGCGTCAGTTTGTGATCATTCAGAGCCATCGTGTAGGTCCGTCCGACCGGAACGTCCACGCTCTGCGTAACGTTATCGCCGTTTGTAAGCGTGATCGTTTTCCCTGAGATCGTCAGGGTATAGGTCATGGTTTTGGCCGCTTTGGTGGCTTCCTCACTCATGTTCAGGCTGCGGAGTGCATGCACGATCGCATCCCGGACCTCCTCACCCCGGGAAGCCGTCTCGATGGTATTCAGTTCCTGTTCCATGTCTTCCATAGGATTTGCCTCCTTCAGCTGTTTTCTTACGTCGAGAGATAATTTTCAAAATCTCCATCGGAATAGACCAGCTTCACATTCTCCTGGTCAAACTCGATGGAGTAGTTGGAGAGCCGGTCTCCTTCTGCTGTCACAAGGTCCGCATCGATCTTGTCTGTCGTATAGAATCCCCTCGAATCCCACTTCAGGGAGATCAGGTTGATGCCGGATGTATGTTCCCCGTTATAAATGATCTGCCCTTTGTATGCGAGGAAGGGAACATATTTGATCGTTGTCACGTTCTGCGCCTGCACGCCAAGTTTCCGGTAGCCAAGGGATCCGTCCCCTTTCAGATACAGCCGAAAGCAGCATTTGGTCACCACCGCATCTTCGTTAATCCGAAGGAAAGCACCGTACTGATCGACAGGCATGTCTCCGTACTTGGAGATCACTGCAGGAAACATGATCCACTGCGCATACCGTGCCCGGTACTGAATGACATCCGGATAGACTTTTTTCTCTCCGACCATCACTTTCCCGATCCGCCTCGTTCCCACATAGATCGGCTGCGTAAGATCCCGGAATACAAAATCATTGATACAGATGCTCATGATTCCCGCCTTTCCTTTATTCGCTGGACTCAATGAAGTAGACGGTCTCTGCATCTTTCTCAGAGATCGCGTCATACTCCTCCTGCGATCCGAACCAGTGATGCCAGCCGTCGCCTTCCGACATGTTGTCGATCTGGTCCTGCATATCGCTGATATCGTCCTGCATGTCGCTGATGTTATCCTGAAGATCCGTCACGTTGTCTTCGAGATCCTGCGTCTCGGCATCGCTGCTGTCCGTCATATCCGCATAGATTTCCGTAAGGGTCTGCTTGGCGGAGGTGCCCAGCGTGATCTGCTTCGTTGCGGTATCCAGTTTCAGGCTCATCTTGGTAAGGGGCAGATCCCGGTCTACAAGGTGAGGCTTTGAAACACAGTGGATCATCTGCCCGACCTGAAAGGCCTCGAAGTTGGAATTTAAAAAGTGAAGCTCGGAGGCATCACACTCGATTGACAGATGATCGAACTGCAGAGAATTCAGATATTCCACACCGTCCTGATATAAGGTTCTTGGGTCTGACACTCCAGAGAAGGTCACTGCTTTCGTGATCTTGCCATACACAGAGACTGCTTCCGATTCCACGATCTTCTTCCCGTTATTGATACTCGCTACCGTAAGAGGCTGTCCTGTCTCGCTGTCCGTATCTCCCAGCGGAAGAACGCAGGTCGCCACATCCTCCCCGCCGATGTCGCCGGAGATGTTTAAGAGATTGAGTCCAAACTCAATCGGCTGATTGCAGGAATAAGGCATCTCTGACAGCCAGTCGATGTAGTTCACCCCGTTTTCCCGACGAACAAAAAAGTACCCTCCCTCAGCGGAAAGGCACTGCTTTTTCAGAACGTCCATCGTCTGCTCATATTGTAATTTCCGATAAACTTTTTTATCCGGAATCGTGATATTTCCCACGGCGAACTGCCGGTTTTCTGCAACCTGCTGATTGTGAACTGACACGACATGACGGAAGAAGTCCTGAATGGAAATGGATGAGAACTCCTGCATTTCCTGCACCGAATCATTGAAATAGGCCAGCGCACCTTCGCAGGTCACCCGCTTCTGCCGGTAATAATCTGTCTTGATTTCCACAGGCCTTCCGAACCAGAGCAGGTGATCGCCTTCATACACTTCGATATCTGAAGTCAGAAGCTGCACGTTATCATAAAAAACATGGCTGGCTGGCATCGTAAATTCAAAGCTCCCGGAGGTATTGAGCTCCGTTTCCAGCTTCGGATCCAGAAGGACCATGTCCGGATATTCATAATTGAAGATGGAAACTCCATCCAGCGTAACGTTATAAATCATAGGCTTTTCCCCAGAGAATAATCCACAAGGACTCTGCCGTTCCCTTTGAATACCATCGGGTTATCTCCCGGCTGCAGGAGAATGGCATCGCTCTTGTTTTCTCCCTTGGCCAGCGTGTGATCGACACCGTCAAAGGTCACGGTCATCTGCGCCGAGCAGATAAAAGTCGGTGCCACTTCGAGCTTCGATGGATTGATGAGATTTCTTCCCTTTGTGCCATCCACATCGAAGGTTCCGTAGTAGATGATGTTGTCAAAGAGATCATTCCACAGCCAGTCATAACCCTTGGTTGAGGTTGCGATATATTTGTAAGGTTCCAGATTGTAATCCAGAACGATGGTCGAGTCCTTCTCCTCGGACTTCCAGCTGTTCACGGAGATTCGCCCGGTGTAGAAGTAATCCGGCTCATCCGTCAGAATCAGCTTCTCGGTCTTCCCATGAATCGTCATCAGAAGATCGGTATAGACCTCGGCCCAGCGTTCCTGCGGCTTCAGCCAGAATTCCCATGAGCCGGTCCTTCTTCCGTATCGGACTTTTCCGGTCAGGATGTCGGAGTAATCCAGCTGGCCGTCTCCGCCCGGGACATCGATATAATTGGTTTTTACTTCCGGCTGGGCTACATGGAGCCTGCTTTTTGCAACAAGGCCCCATTTTTCATACACGTTGTAGCCGCCGATAATCACGGAATGTTCCATTTATCCCCTCGCCTTTCTTCCGGCGATCCTGCCGAGCTGCTGATTCATCTTCGGAGCAAGGCTTCCCACCAGTGTTCCGGAATCCAGAACCACCTGCTGGTTTGCCATCTGCGGGAAGTACTGCCGCATGAGCTCCATGATCTCATTCCCAAGTGCAGAGATCGCCTGTACGGCAGCATCCTGACCGGACGCATCCGAAATCATGCTCTGCAGTTTTCCGGTTCCGACGATAGCCTCCTGCCCGGCTTCGCCTCCGCCAAGGAGACTGCCGCCAGAGGCACCGAAAATCGTCGGACTGTTCAGAAGGTAGGCATCGTCCATGGCCTTCTTGTACCAGCTCACAGACAGATGCGGTACAGAAGGTGGCTTCAGGGAGAGAGATCCGCTGATGGAGAAATGCGGGAGCTTGATCTTCGGAAGAGAAAGCCTACATCCTGCAAAGAAACCCTGAATCCGGCTCAGGCCTCCGCTTACCACAGACTTGGCATTCGCCATCGCATTCGAAAAGGCGGATTTCACAGAGCCCATCTTGCTCTGGACGGCAGAGGCAATCGACCCGAGCCGTCCTCCGGTGACCTGATTCATCACGTCAAAACCGGCTCTCCAGATAGATTTATAACCATCCATCGCAGCGCCGATCACTCGCCGGATTCCTCCACCATGCTGCTGAACGGAGGACTGAATGGCATTCCATGCATTTCCGGTGTTCGTTTTCACGGTCTCCCATGCATTCCCGATCGTGGTCTTTACGGTATCAAATGCCGTGCCTGCTGTCGTTTTGATGCCATTCCATGCTCCGGAGAGCGTACTGGTAATCCCGCTCCACGCGCTCGATGCAGCAGAGCTGATCGTGGACCATGTATTCCCGAGGAAGCTCGAAATACCGGAAAAAATACTCTGTGCGGTTCCGCTGATTCCACTCCACAGTCCGGAGAAGAAACTGCTGATGCCGTTCCAGACCGTCTCTGTTGTGATTTTGATTCCGTCCCATAGGCCAGAGAAAAAGGTCCCGAGCCCTTCGCCGATGGACTGCACACCAGAGCAGACTGTACTCCAGACGCCGCTGAACCACTCGGAGATCTCGCCCCAGTGCTTTACAATCTCGATCACACCGATGACCGCCGCAACCACAGCCGCGATGATAGCGATGATTGGAAGGATCGGAACCGAGACTGCTCCGATGGCCGGAACAACCGTACCGGAGATAAACCCGACAAAGCTGCCAAGCGTTGAAGTAATCCCGCCGATCGCCGAGACAACCTTACCAACAACGACAAGCACGGGTCCGACTGCAGCTGCAATCAGAGCTGCCTTCACGATGGCTTCCTGCATACCTGGAGATAAACCGTCCCATGCATCTTTCAGCCCCGTGACGACATCCTTGATCTGCGTCATGGCCTCGGTGATCATCGGAGCAGATGCATCGACAATCTCAGCGCCGAGGTCTTTCAGGTTGTTCATCACAACCGTCATCTGATCCAAAGGATCCAGCGTTTCATTGAAGGTGTTCTCAACAGAACCAGAGAAATCTCCGAGACTCGTAGAGAGATCGTCCAGAGATAACTTCCCGGTATTGACGGCATTATAGATGGCACCGCCTGCCCGGGAGCCGAACAGGTCATAGGCGGCCTGCAGCTTCTCGGTGTCACTCTTATTACTTCCCATGGTCTTGGAAAAATCTTTGATCGCATCATCCAGAGACTGGCCGTTCTTGGTGGCGACCTTCTGTGCCTTGGTAAGACCGGTGAGCATGGTCGAAGTGTCGAGACCTGACATCTCAACTGCGCCCATAAAACCTGCCGCCTGCTCTGCCGACAGTCCCATAGCCTGAAACTGGCCTGCATTCTTGGCGAGGTCCTGCGAGAGCGTGTCCATCGACACACCGGTTGCCTGTCCCACCTGGTTCAGAGCATCCAGCAGATTTTCGGCATCGTCAGACGACTGCCCGAATGCATTCAGAACGGAGGATACGTTATCAACGGAAGTGCTGACGTCTGTACTGTTGAGCGTCGCAAACTCCACGAACTTTGTGGAGAGATCTTCCAGCGCATCCCCGGTAAGACCAAATCTCGTATTGACCTCGCCGACCGCATCGCCTGCAGTCTGAAAGTCGGTCGGGATCGTCTCTGCGATGGACTTTGCGCGGTTCTGCATATCCTCAAGGGCAGCACCGCTTGCACCCGTCTTCTCAGTGACGGTATCAAGGGCTTCATCAACTTCTTTCCACGCAGCCACGGAAGCTCCTGCAGCAGCAGCGACCGGGACTGTGATGCCCTTGGTCAGTCCGCCTCCGACATCACTGATCTTGCCGCCGACTTCTTTCATCTTGTCACCGGCGACCTGAAGCTGCTGGCCAGCGACTGAGCCGAACTTCTTATACTCATCCTCAAGGCCTTCCAGCGACTGCTTGGTGGCCTCGATCTCCCGGGTCAGGGCTTCCTGTTGTTTCTGGGTTTCCTCGGTCTGAGGACCGGCTTTGAGCTGTGCGAGGGCTTCCTTCTCCTCGGCCAGTTTCTTCTTGGTTGCATCAATCGCATCGGTGAGATACTTCTGTTTCTGCGCCAGAAGGTCTGCGTTGCCGGGATCCATCTTCAGGAGCTTGTTCACATCCTTGAGATTACTCTGGGTGTCACGGATCTCCTTATTCACACCTTTCAGGGCATTGGAGAGCTTGGTCGTATCGCCATCCAGTTCGATTGTGATTCCTTTAATTCTGTCTGCCATACGGCTCTCCTTTCTATCAGCTATCGGTCATCCATCAACTATGCTCGATGCATAAATTTCACTGGCATAAAGCGGTTTTTCGTGATATATTATTTATGAGCAAAGAGCTCGCCGGTCATAACGGCAAGAATATTATGAACGTGTATGTTTAACTTCCGGAAACGACGGGGTGCTTAGGCGTAGAATATCGTTTACGTGTATGGAAGCTTGTCGAGAGGCAGGCTTCCATTTTTTAGGTGAAATAATATGAAAATTGTTACGATAAACAGAACATTATTAGCAGCGTACCAAAAGGATCCAGAAGTATTACGAAAAACAGCGCGTCCCTGTGTACTTGTTATTCGCTTAATGTATAAAGGCAAAAGCCGATCATTTGCGGTTCCATTAAGATCAAATATCTCCGCAAGTACACCAAAAGATCAGTATTTTGCTCTTCCAACACGTTCAACTACACGTCCGATGAACCATCATGGACTTCACTACATAAAAATGTTTCCGGTAACAAAAAAATTCTTAATTCGATATCGAATTGAAGGAAATGCTTTTGCTACGACAGTTCAGTCTGTTATAGACAAAAACGAAAAAAGAATTGTAACCGATTGTCAGAAATATCTTGATGAATATGAAGCCGGTCATCGTGTACCTTTTTCCACTGATATTGATCTGCTCCTTGATATTCTTGACTCACTTTCATAATGTCCAATTTCTCTTAAAATGCGTCGAAGTCGGACTGCACAGCAAGCTGTTCATATTCGTCATCGCAGAGATCATTCCCAGATTCGATGATCATATCAATGACCATGCCCTCCTCCATCTGATCCAGCTCCGCAATGGACAGACCCATCTGTTTGGCGCGGAGCATGTAGACGGCAGTGTTTATTTCCCGGTCGGTCGGGCGGCTTCTTTTTTTGGCTTCGAGGTTGTCCTTCTGGAACCAAGGTAGAGGGTGACAAATTCCTGCATGTGCAAAAACAGCTCTGCTCCGTCGAACTGGTCTGCCCAGGTAAGGAAGGCATCCACGTTCAGCGTGTTCATATCCTTCTTCTCCGCCTGCGCATTCATGATGAAAGCGAGCTTGTCACCGACTGTCATATCGGTCTGGTCATCCTCGCTGTTCTCCATCTTGTTCAGAAGGATCATCAAATCCTGATGGAAGACCTGCTTGAAACGATAGGCAGTTGTTCCTGTTGCCAGAAACGAGAAGGGCTTCTCGCCCTCCTCACAGGTTTTCAGTGAAATTTCCTGATACATGCTCTGCTCCCTTCTCACTTACTGGAACTGCTGGTTCCAGTACTGCTGGTGGATGTCGAAGATGTCGTACTGCTTGCAGTATTCGTTGTGCTGGCCGCCTTTGCTGCAGCAGGCGTGTAGACCTTGCTGTACCAGTTCTGATATGTTGCATCAGCAGTATCTGCACCAGATCTTGCCTTAACGATGTTCTTCCCAAGGGTTGCATCCCTGATGCTGGTGGCATTGATGGTCAGGCTCTCGGTCTGGACTTCAATGGAGTCCTCCTTTGTCTTCGATGCCACAGACGGTCTGGTCGCCGTGCAGTTGTACATGACATGACGGATTTCGTTCACATCGCCATCGAACTCAAAAAGCAGCGCGAAGTGAATCGCCTGTGCATCGGCATCCTCTACCAGAACACCGTTCCCATCCTTGATCTCGCCCAGCACGTTCTCGCGGAAATCCTCCGGAACCATCGCAGATTCAAAGTCTCCGTTGTAGCCGCTGTTCGCAGTGGTTACAAAGTACTGGACACCGTCTGCCCAGAAGATCGTCTGGTCTCCCTGCGCATCCAGCGAAAGAGATACAGCGCCCGGCCACGCCACAGGATCCGCGAAGGTGGCTGTCCCATCTTCGGCAATCGTCGCGATGGCGTAGTGCACGTTCTTCAGATTGTATTTAACCTTATTCTTCTTGTTCGCCATTTCAGGCCTCCTGTTCAAATGAATACAGAACCTCGTAGAGTTTTTCCGACTCTATCCAGGTCTCTGTCTTATCAAAGAAGATCCCGCCTTTCACAAGCAGATCTTCCAGTTTCTTCTCAGTCTCCGGATCCTTCTGATCCGTGTAGAGCTCAATATCGATCTCCGTAATCGGGAAATACACGGTGCCGTCTGCCGCGAAGTTGTCGCTGTTCGGACAGCGGTAACAGATAAAAGGAGGGTCAGGCCCTTCGCCCTCTGCGAAGTGATCGTAGGCGAAGGGAAGACCCAGTTCCTCCAGAATGTTGATGATCTCGTCCATAGTTCTCCTCCGTCAGCTCTTCAGTTCCTTCTCAATTTCATCGGATAACTTTCCAGTGATCTCTTCCTCGACCGGAGCGATGTGCGGAATGCCCTCTACCCGGCCACCGCCTCTCTTGGCGTGGCCTTTTTCCAACAGATGTGTCAGACCATAGATCTTGTTATGAACCACCACCTCTGCGCCGACCGCTGTCTCCTTCTGAACTGTGCTTCTCCATCCCTTGGCGTACTTTCCTCTGCGCTTGGGTGATTTCTCCTTCAGTTCCTTCACGGCTTCTTTGCCGGCATCCTTAATTTCCTGCTTCACGACGTCATTCACATCATCCACGTAATCGGAGAGTGCTTTCTCGACGGTTGCTGCCAGATTCTCTGCTTTTATCTTCATCGCTTCACCCTCTCACACTTGAACTTGAGACTCGTCTTCTTGAATCCCATCGGATCAATCGCCGTGACATTATATATGGCGTCTCCCATCCGGATCCGAATCTTTGTGGAATCGAGTCCTTCGAGGCACTTGGCATAGCGGACGGTGAAGTCGATCGCATCCGTGCTGTTCGTTGTCCCGGCTTCTTGGCTTTCCGAGCCACCACTCTGAACGGGTGTCGCCCAGCAGGTATAGAAGTCGTTCCACGCATTTGTATGGTTGCCGTACTTGTCTTTCACAACTTCGTTTTTCTGCACCGTAATCCGACACCGCATAGCTGCAATATTCATCCCGCACCTCCATCAGAATTCAAAACTTCGGATCCCGTTCTCCGAAGAGCAGGTTCCGGAGAGTGATCGTCAGAGCGTGATGATCGGCCTCTTCCCGGTGCTCGTTGAGATACGCGAGAGCATACAGAACAGCGACCACAATGATCGGACCGCTCTCATCATTCAGGCTGTCCTTCCGGAGAACCGACGCGACCAGACTCTCGGCAGCATCCAGTTCCTGCTGGATAATGTCGTCTTCGTCGTCAGAATCGACCCGGAGATATTTCTTTGCTTCCTCCAGTGAGAACATCACTGCCTCCCTTCCAGCCAGAAAGAAAGCCCAGGGCTGTGACACCCTGAGCTCCCGACACTACTTTGTTATGACTGCAGATCAGGCAGATGCTCCTGCCTTCATGATCTGCACGGCCTCCGGGAGTACCAGAAGACCATCGACACGCTCCTTCGCAACATAGCCGATCATGCCGTTGCCTGCGAAGAGCTCACGAAGCTCCTGCATGGAACGAGTGCCACGATCGCCGATGTTATAGTAGGAAAAATCGCCGAATGCCATCACAGGTTTCCCGGCAGAAAGTTCCGGTGCGAAGGCACTGGTGTGAACCGCATAGCCAACAAGTCTGTCCGGCTCTCCTGCCTGATAGGACGGCTGCCAGATATAAGCTCCGTTGTTATCCTTGAGCTTTCGGAGTGCCGCCAGCGTCTGATCGTTCATGATGAACGACGCCTTCTTACGGTACGGACGCTTCAGGGCATACACGAGATCCAGTACATCATCAGTACCGAGCTTGGTTCCGGTGAGCGTCTTGGCAACCGTGCCGCCATTCGTCTCATCAAAGAGACCGGTCGGCTTGCCCTTGCCATCGCCGTTCAGAAAAGCATCCTCCTCCGCATTGGCAATCGCGATCCCGAACTGGGTCGTGATGTAGCTGGCGAGATCAAACATGGAATCATAGAGAAGCTCCTCGGTAACCTTCACTGCCACGTGCAGCTTATGGGCATCAAGGATCTTCTGACCGAACTTCGCATCGGTGAACTGAAGCGCTCCGCCCTCCTCAATCCATGCCGCAGTCGGCTTGGCACCGGCGATGTTGATCTTGTGCTCTCCGGAAGTGGTGATATGAGTCGCAAGTCCTCTCATGATGTTCTCCTCATTCAGGACATCAATCAGTCTGGAGTCCCACTCTTCCGGAACGAGATATCCGCCATCGGCATCCACACCCTCCTGCAGGAGATCAGATACCTGATGGAAGTTCGTGCGCATGGCAGTCAGCATATCCTTGGCATACTGATCGGAAGCGCGGCCCTGTTTCTGCGGCTTCTCACCGCCAGCAGACGGCTTTCCGGAAAGCGGAGTAGAGGTCGGCTGGTTCAGCTGTGCCTCGATTGCTGCCTGACGGTTCAGGCGGTCGATCTCCTTGGTGAGATCGGTGATCTCCTTTTCCATACGGTCATAGGTCTGGCCATCCTCCGCAGAGAGAACACCGTTCTCTCCCCTGTGCGAGTCAAGGAAGGCCTTTGCTGCCTCCCATGCCTTGGCTCTCTTTGCAATCAAATCCTGTACGTTCATATGTGTTCCTCCTCACATCATGGTGTGCAGCAGATTCAGGCGATCCATCAGAGCATCCACGCTCCGGCCTTTCTCCGCTTTACTGGTTACTGCATTATCAGCTGCATAGTGCTTCTTCACCTTGTTGGTGAAGGCAGCCGCCATCTGGCGACTGGAATAAAGGAATCCTGTCTGGATCTGGTTCTTTTCCTTTTTCTTGGGATCCTCTTCTTCCGATTCTTTTTCAGCTTTCTTTTCTGATTCCTTTTCAGATTCCTTTTCAGATTCCTCTTCTGGTTTCTCTCCATCGGGATCCTCCTCTTCCGGTACCTTCTTGTCCTGATCAGCCTCATCGGATCGGTAGAGTTCCGGACGCTCCATCACGCGGTCTGCAAAATGAAGCTCGACTGCCTTATTGGCGTCCATCCAGGTCTCATCGTCCATGAGCTTTGAGAGCTTGTTCTTGGAAAGGCCGGTCTTCTTCACGTAGGCATTCAGGATCGAATCCTTCACAGAATCCAGCATGGAGATCGCCTGTTCCAGATCACTCTTATCGCCCATCGCTGCCGTCGCCGGATTATGAATCATCAGCATAGAAACCGGAGATACCAGAACCTCATCTCCTGCCATCGCAATGACTGACGCTGCCGATGCAGCAAGACCGTCAATCTTCACCGTGACCTTCCCGCTGTAGGAGAGAATCATGTTGTAGATCTGGGCTGCCGCCCAGACATCTCCGCCCGGCGAGTTGATCCAGACTGTGATCGGTCCCTTTCCGGAATCCAGATCGGATTTAAAAAGAGCCGGCGTGACGTCATCGTCAAACCAGCTCTCAGAAGCGATTGTTCCGTTTAAAAACAGCGTGCGTTCCGCAAGGTCTGGATCCGATCCGTCCGGTGCCTTGTTTCGCACCCACTTCCAAAACTTGTTCATCTCATCCTCCTTCCCCTTCGATGGGGTTTTGCGTTCTCTGTATCTTCCTCGGTCTCCTGCCCGGGATCATCCTGTTTCTGCTCCGGTGGAGCGTTTCCTCCACCAGAATTCTGATAGGCCGCCCCTGCCGATTTCAGGGGAGTCATGGATCCGTTCACCAGAAACAAATTTCCACCTTCAGAGTCCGGAACGAGGTCCATGTTTTCGAGCCTCCGCACATCGTTTACGCAGAGGAATCCGTTATTGATACCGGTCGCATATCCCTGCATGCGGGAGGCGTAGTTGCCTCGGAGAAGGCCGTCCACATTGAATCTGGCATAGTAGACCATCTTTTCTTCCCTTGTCAGAAGCGACCGGGAGATCGATGACTCGATCCGGGTGAGCCACGGTTGCAGACTATAAGTGACAAATTCCAGCGACTGTTCCTCAATGTTACTGAAGGTCGCGTGTTCCAGATCTCCGATCATATGCGGAGGAACTCGGAAAATCCTCGCGATCTCATCGATCTGGAATTTCCTTGTATCAAGGAACTGCGCTTCCTGCGGATTGATCGAGATCGGCGAATACTTCATGCCTTCCTCAAGGACGGCCACCTTCCCGGCGTTCTGGCTGCCGCCGAAGGCCGCCTGCCAGCTGTCCCTGACCTTTTCCGGATCCTTCAGGATACCCGGATGTTCGAGGACACCGGAAGGCGCTGCACCGTTCTCGAAAAACTTACTGCCGTATTCCTCGCAGGCCATCGAAAGACCGATGCTGTTCTTCGCCATCGCGATCGGACTGTATCCGACAAGACCATCGAATCCGAGTCCCGGGATCTGCATCACTTCATGCGGAGACAGCTTCACGATTGTCTCCTTCATGGTCGGCGCATCGTCACCCTTGGACCAGAGATATTGGTAATAGATATGCCCGGACTCATCACGATCCACAGTCATTCGATTTGGCATCAGCGGATACAGTGCTGTCACTTCTCCTTTGCCGTTTCGGATGATCTGGACGTAGGCGTTGCCCCAGAGGAGCAGATGCGTCATCAGTGTCTCCCAGAAGGAGTAGGCCGTCATCTCTTCATTCGGTTCACTGTGAAGTAGAAAGTACAGCGGATGATCCGTTGCCTTCACCTTGCTGTCATCCTCTTCCCTGTAAAGATGAAGTGGCAGGCTCGCTACGGCTTCAGCCAGCACCCGGACGCAGGCATACACAGCCGTGACCTGCATCGAGCTACGCTCGGTTACCGTTTTACCGGCTGTGGTATGACCGTAATAGGCACGGTACACACTGCCCGATGTCGAATCCTGCGGGTCTGTTCTTGCCTTCCTTCTGTGAAAGTAATCTCGAAATCCCATGTATCATCCTCCATCAAAATATAATCAGCCCGCGGCTGTCGTATACGCTCTCTTCATTTTCGTGACGGACACAGCGGTCCAGCGCCATGATTGCCGCGACAATGCCATCGATCTTTTCCGGCGACTTTGCCTTGGTCGGCTTGATATTGTCTGCCGCATCCCGATCAACTACCACGTTCAAAGCCATCCATCGAAGCACCGGATTCCCGCCATGGATGATCTTTCCTTCCATCATCAGCTTGTAGAATTCCTTGGTCGGAGGGCTCATGTCTTTAAATCCCTGTCCGAAGGGAATCATCGTCATGCCGTCACCTTCCAGATTGATAATGAGCTGCGTTGCATTCCAGCGGTCCACGGCAATCTCGCGGATGTTGTAGATCTGATAAAGGTCCAGAATGAACTGTTCGATGAAGTTGTAGTCGATCACGTTTCCTTCCGTTGCCTTCATGTATCCCTGCTTTACCCAGACGTCATAGGGAACCGACGCACGTCTTACCCTGATCGGAATGGTCTCCTCCGGCACCCAGAAAAAAGGCAGGCAGACGTACTTCTCTGTCTCATCCCTCGGCGGGAACATCAGAACCAGCGCGGTGATATCTCCGGTACTGGAAAGGTCGAGTCCGCCGTAACACTCCCTACCACGCAGGCTGTCCAGATCAATTGGCTGATTGCCCTGATCAAAAACCTGCTCCGGAATAAAGGCTGTCGTACTGGATACCCACATGTTTAAACGGAGCTGCTTGAACACCGCTTCCTCTGCCGGGTTTTCCAGTGCTTCATGGTAATGCTCCCGGACACGGTCGATGTCGATCGTCTGCCCGAGACTCGGATTTGCTTTGTACCAGTTCTTCTCATCGTGCCAGTCTTCTCCTTCTTCCAGTCCATAGACGACCGGATAAAATGTATGATCCACTCTCTGACCGGAGAGGATATCTTTTGCCTTCTGGTGCAGCTCGTAGCAGATCGAATTCTTATCCGTTCCGGCAGTCGTGATCAGGAAGAACAGCGGCTGCTCTCTCGCATCACCGGAACCCTGTGTCAGAACGTCATACAGCTTCCGGGTCGGCTGAGCGTGAACCTCATCAAAGACCAGACCAGATACGTTCAAGCCGTGCTTGGTACCTACCTCGGCAGACAGCACCTGATAGAAGCCGGCATTACTGTAGTTCACGATTCGTTTCGTTGCCGCCATGATCTTGGATCGCTTCAGAAGCGCCGGTGTCATGGAAACCATCTGGTGAGCAACGTCAAAAACAATCGAAGCCTGCTGGCGATCCGCAGCTGCACCGTAAACTTCTGCGGACGGTTCATTGTCCGCGTACAGAAGATACAGAGCAACGGCAGCCGCAAGCTCTGACTTTCCGTTCTTCTTGCCGATCTCGATATAGGCAGTCCGGAACTGACGCTTGTCATCCGGCTTTACAATTCCGAAGAGGTCCCGGATGATCTGCTCCTGCCACGGCAGCAGCCAGAAGCGTTTCCCGGCCCACTTGCCTTTGGTGTGGCGGAGCATCTCAATAAACCGCACCGCCCGGTCTGCCTTCGCTGCATCGTAATGCGATGTCGGAAGCATGAACCGGGTCGGCTGATAATCTGCAAGCACAGGCATATCCTCGGGACGTTCCTCCATTACGGATCACCTCCCAGAAGCTCCTCCATCTCATCACCCGGTTTGTTCTCACCTGCATCTGCGATCAGTCTCGACCTCGATGCGGGAGTCAGACCGAACTCGGTCGCGAACTTTCCCATCTGCTTCATGTAGGTTTGTGCAATCGATACCTGCGGAACCTGCTGCCAGTATCCGGAGGGCGTCCTAACAAGGGATCCATGCTCCGTAATAAACTCCTCGGCTTCTTTCCACCTCGCGTAGGACTGGCAGTAAGCGGCGAAGGCAGCCATGTCGACTTCAGTGAGCACGCCGAGTGCCTCCATCTTTTTCGCAAGCCGATGCCATTCTTTTCTCGCATCTTTGCTGAGCCACTTCGGACAGGCAGGTGCTTTCCGTTCTGGCTTCGGCTCATTCTCATTCAGTTTTCTTTTTCCCGGATTTCCTTCCAGCTCCTTGATTGCAGTCGGAGTCGGCTTTCTTCCTCTGGTCGCCATAAGAGGCACCTCCTTTCCGTCATATTTCTGTATCAAAAAAGGACCGCCAAAGCGATCCAGACCATGTGCTGTGTACGAGAGAGGGAGCTTTCGGCTCCCTCTCGGCGCTTTCTTATCTGAAGTTGTTCATGATGGCTAAAAGTGCAAGCTGTGCGTTTTCGGTTTCCGGCTCGATGTCCCAGCCTCTGTTATCGATAATTCCTGATAACAGAGGTTATCAATACTTTTGAGTTATCACGAATAATTGCATGCATCGCTGTTTTTTGGCTTTTTTTGATGTTCATTTATTG